GAAGAATGTACGAACTATCCCCCGAGGAACAAGAAAAAAATAAAGCATATCAATTTTATAGGTTAGTTGAGTATCTTAATGAAATGCCGGTTATACAAATTATGGTTGATGGAATTGAAGCAGATGATGTGGTCGGTGTTCTCGCAGTATCAGATCATTACAGAGGACGTAGTAAAATCATTGTGTCTTCTGATAAAGACTTCCTCCAACTCTGCAACGAGGAAACCACTCTTTACAGACCGATTCAAGACACAATTGTTACCCAAAATAGCGTTATTTCTGAATTTGGTATTCATCCCAATAATTTTGCCCTTGCTCGAGCAATCGCAGGGGATGCATCGGACAACATTCAAGGCGTTCCTCGTGTTGGGCTTGGCACAGTTAAAAAACATTTTCCTTTCATGGCTGAGTCAAAAAGTTACAGCAGTCAGGATCTTATTGAGCATTGTCGACAAGTGGGAAAGGCTCTCAACTGTCATAAAAAGATTATCGACAATTCTTCTTTAATTCAGTCTAATTATGGCATAATGCAACTATATAATCCAATTATATCGCCGATGACCTTAAAACAAATAATGTTCAATGTCACAGAATTTGAACCAAAAGTCAATATAACCGAAGTTAAGAAAATGACCCTTGAAGACGGTTTTGTTGCTTATAAATTTGATGATCTGTATGCGGCGTTTAGAAGAATTACAGCATAATTATACAGCGGAGGACACAACCATGCATTCTTATTTTATTTCTATTCTCACGGCTTGCGTAAGCCCTGTTATAACCTTTGGCGAAGGCGACGAGTGGGACTATGATTATCAATGGACTTGCGAGGAACCATCATCGGCTTATAATTTGCAGATCAAAGCATATCAGCGACTTCCCGAGACCAAAACACAAACAGTTGATCTTTTTAATAGATTTCCTGTAAGTGAGGTGCCAGTTGAACAGTAATTTAGTTCTTGCTATTATTTTCTTTCTTATCGGTCATTTATTATCATGGTATGGAGCGAACCTTCAATTCGTTTCTCCGTGGTGGAAAGCCCGTGCTGTTCTGTTAACTTGCATAATAGCAATTCCAACTGGCCTTATGTGGTTGTTTGGAACGCGATTCATAATGCAGTGGACACCTGAGTTGTGGACTTCACGATTTATTGCTTTTTCATTATCTTATTTCACATTTCCTTTAATGACTTGGTATTACCTCGGCGAATCGCCTTTTACCGCAAAAACCATAATCTGCACTCTTCTTGCTTTTACAATAGTTATGGTCCAATTGTTCATGAAATAGCAAGTCATCAAAATAAAATCCAATAACGACTTAGTAATCGTCGGTATAATTAAAAAATTACATAAATGCCCCGTCAAAAAGGGCATTTTCTTTTTTCGAGACTAAAAAAAGAAAAAAAACAACTTGACATTCCTTTTAAAATATGTTATAATATTTATATACAACGGAGCAATTATGCAAACACAAACAGACAACTTTTCTAAGTTCGGTAAGAGTTTTCAAGAAAAACTATGCCAACTTATGCTCGAGGACAGACCTTTCTGCGATCAAATCACAGAAGTTCTTGATATTCAGTTTCTCGAGGTCAAATACCTTCAAGTATTTGTTCAAACAATTCTTGATTATCGTCACAAATATGGAGTTCATCCTACTTATGAAATACTCGCAACAATTTTTAAAAGCGGCATTACTGAATATGATGATGCTGTTCAAAAACAAGTGCGAGATTATTACACACGAGTCCTCTCCGGAAAGGTCGAGGGTGCTCAATTTGTTAAAGATACGGCAATGGATTTCTGTCGCAAGCAAGTTCTAAAGCAAGCGATGATGAAATCAGTTGGACTTCTAAAATCATCGTCATTTGACGAAATTTCAAAGGTAATTAATGATGCTCTTAAACTTGGTTCTGATAACAACTTCGGCCATGACTGGCTGGCTGATTTTGAACGTAGATTTGAGATCAAAGCAAGAAACCCTGTCACAACAGGATGGGAACGAATGGACGCCCTCTGTAAGGGTGGTCTTGGGCGTAGCGAACTTGGTGTGGTTATCGCTCCTACTGGCGCTGGTAAATCAATGGTCCTTGTCCATTTAGGGACTCAAGCACTAAAAGAAGGAAAAACCGTTGTACATTATACTTTAGAATTGGCGGATACCGTTGTCGGTTCTCGCTATGACTCCTGCATGACTGGCATTCCGCTTAACGATCTGATGCACAACAAAGAGGAGATCTTTGATGCGATCTCTGATGTTGAAGGCTCGCTCATTGTTAAAGAATATCCCACCAAGTCAGCAACAACTCAATCAATCAAAAATCACCTCGAGAAACTTAAAAAGCGAGGAATTCATCCTGATATGGTTATCGTGGATTATGCTGACTTGTTGAGACCAGTCAGGGGTCAATCCGAAAAGCGACATGAATTAGAGTCGTTATATGAAGAACTCCGTGGTATTGCCCAAACCATGGAATGTCCAATTTGGACCGCTTCACAAACCAATAGGTCTGGGCTAAACGCTGAAGTTATTACAATGGAAGCAATCTCGGAGGCATTCAATAAATGCTTTGTCGCAGATTTTATTTTTACTGTGTCTCGAACAATCGAGGATAAAAAAGCCAATATGGGTCGCATCTTCCTTGCGAAGAATAGAAATGGTCCCGATGGCCTTGTTCTTCCAATCTTCATGGATACAGCGAATGTCTGCATAAAGATTCTTGAGGATCAAGACGAGTTGGAAGAACAAAGAGCCAACCCTGTCGCTAATGCCCAAGAGCATATAAAAAATAAATATTCACATTTATTAAACAAATAATAGGAGAAACAACATGTTTAAAATAAGCGAAGTCAATGTTCGCAAATTTAAGCTTTCCGATAATTTCATCGGACAGTATGCGGAGAAAGAAGTCCCATGGGGACCTGTGGGCTATATTACATTCAAACGAACCTATGCTCGTCGTCTTTCTGAATTCACAGAAGGAGCAGAAGGTTCCGAGGAATGGTACCAAACCTGTCGTCGTGTCATTGAAGGAATGTTCGATATTCAGAAAAGACACGTCCACGCTCTTGGTCTAGAATGGAATGACCAGAAAGCTCAAAGAACCGCAAAGGAAGCATATGATCGTCTTTTCAATCTTAAGTGGACACCACCCGGCCGTGGTCTTTGGATGATGGGAACCAAGTTCATTTATGAACGAACAGGCGCCGGTCTTTTCAATTGCGCTTTCCGATCAACTCGCGAGATCTCCTCAAAAGGCGGCTATATCTTTGCTTGGATGATGGACGCTCTTATGGTTGGTATCGGAGTTGGTTTTGATACTCTCGGAGCAGGAACTTGCACAATCCGAGAACCAGAATATGTTGAGGACAATTATACTATTTCAGATTCTCGTGAAGGTTGGGTGAAATCGGTTCAGATCCTTCTCGACGGATTTTTCTTCGGCAAAAAAATTCCCCAATTCGACTACTCCGTCATCCGCCCTCCCGGAGAGGAAATTAAAGGATTCGGTGGAACAGCATCGGGATATGGCCCGCTAAAGGAACTTCATGATTCACTTAAAGAACTTTACACGCCGCTTATCGGTAAAGAAATTGATTCGGTTACAATTGTTGACACTGAAAACCTTATTGGTCGTTGTGTTGTTGCAGGCAATGTACGTCGTTCTGCTGCTCTTGCTTTGGGCCAGCACGATGACATGCAATATCTTACAATGAAGAACGATCAAGAGAAATTATATTCTCATCGCTGGGGATCGAACAATTCTTTTGAAGCCAAAGTTGGAATGGATTATACTTGGCACGCCGCTCAAAGCCAAAAGAACGGAGAGCCCGGATATATCTGGCTTGATAACGCAAGAACTCGAGGTCGAATGAAAGACGGTTATCGTGATGATGATTTGAAAGTTATGGGCTTCAATCCTTGCGTCGAGCAACAATTGGAAGACGGTGAGCTTTGCTGTCTTGTTGAGACTTATCCCGCCAAGCACGATTCTTATGAGGATTATTTGAGAACCCTAAAAATTGCATACCTTTACGGAAAGACCGTAACGCTTGCAAATACTCATTGGCCCGAGACCAATGCTCTTATGTTAAAAAACCGCCGAATTGGTTTGTCCCAAACCGGTGTGGTTCAAGCATTTAATAAGTTCGGTCGTCGTGAAATGTACAAATGGTGCGATAAGGCTTACGAGCACGTAAAAGACCTTGACGAACAATATTCAGATTGGCTTTGTGTTCCAAGATCAGTTCGAATGACTTCTATTAAGCCATCAGGCACCGTATCTTTGCTTAACGGCTCAACCCCCGGTATTCATTTCCCCGAGGACGAGTATTATATCCGTCGCATTCGCTTTGCGAAAGACTCAAAGCTAATCGAGCCGCTTCGCGAAGCAGGTTATCGAATTGAGGAAGACAAGTACTCACCAAACACTCTTTGTGTTGAATTTCCGGTAAAAGAGCCACACTTTTTCAAAGGAAAGCGTGACGTAAGCATGTGGGAGCAATTGGAGATTGCCGCTCAATATCAGCACTATTGGGCCGATAATTCAGTATCAATCACCGTTACTTTTAAGCCCGAGGAAGCATCACAAATTAAAGATGCTTTGGAAATGTATGAGACTCGTCTCAAAGCCGTATCCTTCCTTCGTTATGAGGAAACCGGATACGAGCAGGCTCCATACGAGCCAATCACCAAAGAACAATACGAGGACATGATAAAAAATGTTACACCAATCCAACGCATTGAAAACGATGAAGGTGGTGTTGGGACCAAGTTTTGTTCAAATGACACTTGCGAAGTATAGGAGGAATAATGTCATTAATACCAGAAAACCGTCATCTATTGGTTAATCCAATTGAGGAATCACAAGATAGCAATTACGACAGAGTTCAGTTATTAATGCCCGATGACTTCAAGCCACCTCAATCATTACATGTAGTGTGCGAGGTGGTGGCCATCGCCAAGGACTCAAAGTTCTATGGCGAGGCCATCGATCGGATTGTAACTGAAAGAAGAATGCTTCAAGAGATGCAAATTGAAGGCGAAACATACTATTTAGTGTTAGAAAATTATGTTTTTGGGAGAATAACGTGAAACTAACAAAAAGATTACTCGAGAAAATGATTCTAGAAGCCGTCAAACAATATGCTGTTGATCCAGATCAATGGATGACTCAAAGTCCTTTGGAACCCGGCCATGAAAAACTAAAAACGCTTGCAAAAACCGAGCCATTAATGGCGAAAGAACTGGGATACACACCAGAAATCACAGGCGATGAAAGAGTCTTTGGCTCAACTGGTGATCCTATCATGCGCTTCATTATTAATCGCACCGAGGACCTTGAAGTAGAACCAGATGAATTTGATTTGCAAATGAATTTTACGATGGCTTTAAGAGAAATATTTGACAAAATGAAAGAATTGTTGAGAACTGGCAACGACAAAGATACTAGAGATTTTTATGTTTTTGTTGATAATCTTTATCATAAATTAAATGAGTTAGTCTATGAGGGATATGATGACGGTGTCATCCCTTCAATGAAAAAAGCGATTTATGAAAAATCACCAAAGATTATCGAAATGTTCAGAAAAAAGCACCCAATGGTATATTCCAAAGTTCTTGCTGCCATTAAAGAGATCCAATAAATGAAACTAACAAGACGATTACTTGAAAGAATGATTCGAGAAGAATATCAACAATATTATATTGCGCCCGAACGAACACACTTAATGCCGGGTGCTACTTCCGATGAAAGTGGAATTACCATGACGGATGAAAATTATGAAAAATTGATGGTTCTTTTGAATTCTGATGATAGAGAAAATGTTCAAATGGGAATAGATTTAGTTGATTCATTAGGCTTTTCCTTGCCTCCAACAGAAATCCCAGATAATGAAGAATATGAAGAATTTTTTGTTCCCTCGAATGATGCAATTGCCAATTCAGATATTGTTTACGAATGGATCTATGACAGGGTTTATAGAGCACCTTTGTTGGACATGGACGGGCATGTGGTAAGCGAGTATGAGAGATTAAGCCATAAGTGGACTCGGGTGTTAGAGCATCTTTTTAAACTTGTGAATTATCAATCATATGATTGGGTTGGAGGCCCACATGGTCTCTATAAACAAGATTATGAAAATAAACATAAAAACCATAAAGAAAACGCCGGCATAAATAAGGAATACTACCAAGAAGCAGCATTAATTGTAGATACAATTACAGAACGTTTTGTAAATGCAAAATTTAGGGGGTATCAAGAGCCTATTCGCATCGACCCCGATAGACCGGCTGGTTCACTCCCTCGTAGTAATAAATCACTCTCTAGAGAATTGAAAAGTATCTTAAGAGCATTGGCTCAAAGATTACCACGCGGAATGGCGGCATTGGCTTGGCTTGTTAAAAATAGACAATACCCCCATCGTGGCGACCAGAACCCACGTGATCGTAAAGGCGAAACGATAGCAGATAGAAAAGCGCGCGCTTATAATTTGACATTACCATCGCGCTCCGATTATATGCAAGATACATGGCCAGACAAAATTGTCGATGCTTACCGTAGGGCAAAAGCATTTTTAACGAGAAATGATGTGCCAACATCGACAATAACAAAATCAGATAAAACTTGGAAAGATTTACCAACGGAGAAATAATAAAATGAAATTAACAAGACAACTATTAAAAGAAATGGTTCAACAAGTTGTGAGACAAAATAAAAAAAGTTTTTTGTTGAACGAATCTTATCAACCTGATCCTTCGCATGCTCAATCGTATGCTGAAATCATGGAAGTTCTTCATGGCATGGGAGCTTCGTCAATCGGAATTATGTCCGGTCAAAACCCAATGGCAAAGGTCGATCAATCAGCCAATAACGCCCAGCTTCATCAGTCTTTAATTCGAGACGTAACAAATCAAGGTTTGCGTTATATTGAAGTTGGCGGTGTCTTCGGTGGGTTACCAGAAGATTCTTTGGTTATCATTGATCCTTCAATGGATCAAATGGCCGAGCTAAATAGAAAATACAAGCAATGGGGCTTTGTATACGGACCAGCACAAGGCGGTCAATTACCGAGCTTCGTGATGATGAAGATGGATGTTGACGCAAATGATCAGCATACCCAAAATCCTCCAACTATTGACGCAGGGCCTGTTGAAGAAGTGATTATGCATCCGAGAACAATGGCAATTAAAGACAATTATACTTTTGATGTTTCAAGTAAACAAAAGTTTTTAATTCCTCTTTATGGTGTTCCTGATTCTATTAAGAATACACCAGCCACACCAGTAGGTTCTTCATCAGACATGGAGGTATAAGTGGAATCAATCTATTTATACAACGATGAAATCGGGCGAGTTGATTTAATCGATCATATGGGGTCTGACCTCACGATTGTAAACTCTGCCCGAGTTTCCTTCGGGGTAACCAAAGATCAACTTGATAACAGAGACAAAAAACTTATCAAATATTTGGTTAAGCACCGTCACACATCGACCTTCGAGCATAACGTCGTTACTTTTCGTTTTGTCGTTCCAATGTTTGTGCGATCTCAGCATATGCGTCATAGAACATGGGCCTATAACGAAATATCACGTAGATACACAGATAAGGACCTTCAGTTTTACACGCCGAAGACTTTTCGAACGCAGCACGAAACGAATAGACAAGCATCGAATTTGGATGAAATAAATCCTGTTGTTGTTCCTGATCTCGCAGACTTCGGAGAAGGAAAAAGAGCGGATTTGGCCGTAAAATCGCATGTTCGCAATTCTTTAGAACTATTTAATACATTAATGCGAGAAGGTGTGTGTCGTGAGCAAGCGAGAATGGTTTTACCACAAAATCTTTACACAGAATACTACGGCACGGTCAACCTTAATAATCTTCTTAAGTTTGTTAGCCTCCGCAGTCACGCCGGCGCTCAATGGGAGATCCAACGAGTCGCAGACGCCTGTTTGGAAATTGCGTCAACGCTTTGGCCGGAGGCTGTGGGAGCGTATAGACAAAATGTCATATCATAAAATTAAAGCAGAATTCGAGGTGGGCGATCTTGTCCACCTCGAGGCTTACAATATCGATATCTATACAAATGATAATAAAAAGCTCGCTGTTATCATTACCGGACCTAATTATGGTAGATCATTAACTTATGAAGATTGGGAAGTTCTCGATGAGCCTATGTATGATATTTTATGCGAAGGCCGAGTTCAAACAAATATCCCACAAAAGTTTATGGAAAAGGTAACAAAAAAATGAAATTATTAATGGAAAACTGGAGAACTTTTCTTAAAGAATCAAGAATAACTTTTGATGACGTTGCTTTGTATCAAGTCCGTCATGACTCTGGTTTTTATTTCATTTTATATCGAGTTTATAATCATCCGGCAATCCAACGAGATGTTGTAAGTGTTATCGGGAGAATCACCGTCAGCCCGACTCTCGAACCATGTATTCCAGAAACATATCAAGTAGATTCAATTTATGTTGATAAACCTTATCGTGATATGGGATTCGGTAGTACGTTATATAATATAGCTTTTCTATTTGCCGATTATAGAAAAATGGGTTTAACCTCCGATAAAGTGGTCGGAACTAATAAGAAAGCAGCAGATCAATGGATAAAGTTTGATAACAGATCAAATTATGTAAAAAAGGCCACCTCTCAAGGAAATGATAAATTTGATTACACAGGCCGTGAAACTCCTTTAGATCCAGATGATGATTGTTCGATGCCGGCAATGGCTCACAAGAATGCCACAGACCACAGCTTTATTAAAACAGATGCTGCTTCTTTCAGAAGCAAATATTTAGAATTGTATAACTTGCATCCTGTAAATGTCGATAAAGTTTTGAAAGCAGGCATATTCAGAGACCAAGCAGCATTTGAGAAATATATTGAAAGACAAGCTGAAGATGATTTTCAATTAAATTATGCGGATGAACCAGAATAAAATGAAGTTATTATTTGAAAATTGGAGAAAATACCTTAATGAATCAAAAGACATCGATCTTTTGCATGATCAGATTTATCGCTATGAGGATATGAGAATCTCGTTTGCAAATAAAATTTCTGATATTCTTTTCTTGTATCAAGGAAAAAATTCAATTTCATATGTTGATCTGCAAGATAGAATAACTCTTGCTGCGCAGCCCGACACTCGAGTCCAATTAGCAGATGGTGTCGTTGCTAAGACGCCAACTCAAGAAGAAATAAATTTATTCAGACAAGAAGCCGAGATGCTATTCGATTCTCTCGAAGCAGACAGGGCCAAGGTAGCACAGACATATGACGCTGTCGCAAAACAATTTGACAAATACATTGACCTTTTTATTGATCTCACAAACAACTCCGAAGATCAATCATACGAAGGTCGCTTGGAACATATTCAAAACCTTGTCAAGCAAATAGGTTTTGAAGAAGAACCAATTTATTCTGAAGAACAACGTGACTTCGTTCAGTCTCTTATTGTAAAGCCACTTAAAGGCACAAAAGATCCAAAGCATCCGTTCCCTGTTGGTTCCGTAAAAGACAAGAAAATGAAGAAACTTGGTCTTTCGGGCCTTCTCGAGCCTTTGCGAAAAGAATTTAAACAAACAAGAAACGGTGGTCTACCCAAAGGCAAAATCAAAGCTTATAATGATGCTCTCGGAGAGATCTGGGGTTCAATGGCAGATTTGGTTCTCAAACCAACACACGAAGAAGCAATGGCTCAGCTAGGTCCTGTTGGCGACTCAATCTTCGCCGGAGATCCTTTGAAATACAAAGTAACTATTCCTCGAGGACAAAGCGTTTTTAAAAGAGAAACAGACAAAGAGAACTCCGAGTTTATTCCTGTTACCGAATTCATTAAAGATAAGTATCAGCTTGGCCTTATGCATTATTTTAATCCTAATAACCTTCGAATGAATGCTCAGTTGGCTGATGAAGGAGCAGATAAATCAGACGCAGAGATTAGAGCTCTGCAAGCGCAACTTGGCACGATAAACGATCCAATGGAACAACGCATTATTCAAGGCCAAATAGCAAGAAAGAAGCTTGAACGCAATATGAATCGTAAAAGAGCCAGACTTATTCGCAAAGATATGGAAATGTATAAGTCTGGCTTCGAGAATAGAATGGAAGGACAAGAGTCTGCTTTGCCTATTCCTCGACGATACGGCACCGCCCAATACACAGGTTACGGTCAGGCCACCGGCTTTGACAATCTTGCATTCGGTGGCGGTCCTGCGAATATTTACAAAGATACAGGCGTCAAAGGAAGAACAACCGAAGACGAAGATGATGTTTTGAGAACATTAGAATATTATCTTGATGAAGTTGGCGGAGAGATTCCAAGTCCTATGCAAGATATCTATAACAGTGCTAGCGATGAAGACAAGCAGGCTGTTCAGTCAATGTTATTCATGAATTATGTCCGAGCAGACAAAGTTAGTGCTCAATTATCTTCAAAAGAACCAGCAAAGCCAGAGTCCGCTCCAATATCCGGAGGAATCGAGTCTCTTGATGATCTCGATATGGACGACCTCGATTATTATATGAATGAACTTAACTTTGCCGATGCTCCCGTTCAAGGAACAGGTGACGATGGAGACATTGATCTCGATGATCCAGAGAACATTGAATGGATGGTCGGAGAGATAAATAAAATAATGCAATCGGAGGGGTCATAGAACTCAATCTACCAAAGATTGTCCTCGGACGAACAATCAAAGCTCTTCTTTATGCTTATAAGAATGAGATTCCAATTATTATCCATCAGCCAATAAAGCCAAGCGATGTTGAGTTTATTGGAAAGAATCATAACTTTGATTTCCTTTGTTTCGAACGGAAGCCAACCTATGGAGAAGTGTGGGATCGCTTGACCTTTGCTCTCGGAATGGGCGGTTATATGATCGCCCCAGATCTAATAACAAACTTCCGTCACGATACCGAAACAAAAACAATAACAATTGTTTCAAAACAAAGTTCCCGATTTGTCGTTAAATATCAAGAGGTTATTGAACCTGATCTCGGAGAAACAGGCAATGTCTATGTTTATGATTGGTTTGATGTGAGAACAGGCTCAAAAGATTTTCCCGATGTCATGAGAGGAGAAGATGATCATCCTCAAAAACTTGTGTTTTATGACTCAAGACGACAGAAAGTTCGCAATGGTTTGAAAGATTTTGTGGCAATCTCGAAGGTCAAAGAAACAAAATTAAACTCTTGGGATTATAGCGAGGTTGCCGTTGAGTATGCTTGTTATAAGTTGTTCAAGAAGCACAATCTCAAAGGCGCACCGAACGGCTACACAAGGCACGGCAAGCAAAGATTCTATCCAGTTAAGATAGAGCATGCTTGGCGCGAGATCAAAAGCGAAATAAAATCTTTACACACATTAGAGGAACTATGCAAAATGAAGCAAAAGGGAAATCACCTGACGAACTTAACGACAAACCTTTTCTCGACAACCAAAACTTCCACCTCGCAGGAGTAATCCCTGTCGCAGGACACAAGGTTGACTTTGGAATGGAATGGGATGAAGCCCTCGCTCCTATCTCTCCAAACTATACCTTAATTGAGAATGCTGTATATGAGTGTGCTTGGGCCGGCTGCGATACAATTTGGATTGTCGTGAATGATGATATGGCTCCTCTGCT